AATCCAGGTGCGAGGTCCGAGCCATTCGCACCGGAAGCTGTGAAAGTGGCCTGAGATGAGCAGGTCAGCGGCACCGATCGGGCGGTGATTGCCTGCCTGCTTGTCGTGCCAGGCTTGAGCTCTACCCTGCCCGCCGACCTGGTGCCCGTGGAACAGTCCGACACGCAGCCCGTCGACCTCGACGCACACCGTCAGGTCATCGCCGGGCACAGCCCATGACACGCCGGCGTACTGCTCGAGGTCCATGCAAGCCCAGCGGCAGTCGTCGATCGCTGCCACGTCGACATTGTCACCAACAATCGAGTCTCGTTTGCCGTGCCGGTTTTCGCCGTGATTGCCAGGCACAGCAGCGACCGTGACTGTTTCGACGAGGGTGCTGGCTTTGTCGATGATCGCCATTGCTGCCTCGCGCACGACGGCCCGTTGTTCTCGGTCGGTCATCTCGACGCTGAACAGCTGCTGCGCGCCGTAATGATGCGGTGAGCAGGATTCGACCAGGTCGCCGCCGAACGCCACGAGGATCTCGCCGGGCTTGCCGGCTTGCCGCCACGACTGCTCGAAACGTGCCGGCAGCTGGCCGAGGCTGTCCAAAACGTGCTCAATCGTGCCTGCTTTGCCGACCTGCCAGTCCGACGTCGCCCATACCTGCCCGCCTGGAGCCGCTGAGAGCCGCTGTGAGCGTTTGCGGCGTCGCAGCGTGCTGATGAGGTCGTCGAGGTCACCGAACGCTTTAGAACGGCGTACAGCGGTGATGCGGTAATACCAGCACCATTCGCCGCTGCCAGCCTTCTGCTGCCACTTGCGGACCTGCAAGCTGCCGGGCTTGATTGCCCACTCGGCAGCGTCGAGCCGCATCTCGGCGAGAATGGTCGCCTCGTCGGGGTCGATTGCTTCGGTGGTGGCGAGGCCGGTGAACTCTGCGACGCCTGTTTCGTGGTTGATGAGGTGGCCGGGTTCCCAGCCGGGCGGCGGCCGGTCTGCGCCGTTACGGTGCGCCGTCAGCCTCGTGAATTCTTCAGCGGCGGACATGTTCACGCCACCTAACGACCGACGAGTAGCCCATGTCGATGCCGACGGCTTCGAGGCTGCGTTGGATCAGTGCGATGTTGGGGTGGTCATCGTTGAGCGCTTCGAGGATGGCGGCGAGCAGCTCGGGGTCGTTGGCTGTGAGGTCGCGGGTGACAGCGTGAAAGTTGGGCCGCCTATTCGGCACCATGGTCTGTCGGAACTGGTCTGCCTTCGACACGGTGGTGATCCTCCAGGTGGTGGTCGAGCCGGTGCGCTACCCGGTCGACTCGGTCCAACGTCAGTTTTGAGCGTTCATCGAGCCGGCCGAGCAGTTGCCGGCTTTCGCCGTGCTGTGCCGTGTTCTCGGCGCGCAGGTTGCGAAGCTGAAGCAACGAGGCGAGGGCGATACCGCCGAGTGAGAACGCGCCGGTGATGAGAGCGACCCAGACCTGCATTGCGCCATGTTAGGCGATGACGTCGTACAGGTCAGGCACGACGTGCTCGGCAAAATCGGCTCGGATGATCGGCCCGTCGAACGTGGCAAGCCAGTTTTCGGTGTTCGAGATCGGGCGGGCTTTGCCGTTTGAGCAGGCCCAAACTTTGCCGTTTGTGGTCGAAACAACGGTGTGCAGCATGTCTTTGTGGTCCTCGAGGTCGGTGATCGTGTTTGTTTGTTGAAGGCCGGCGAGAGCTTCGGCCGGGCATTCGGTGTACGAGAGTGCGCCGTGAGCGACAACGCTGCGCCAATGGCCCAGGTGATTCTCGTTGGAGAGCTGGCGGGTGAGCCAGTTGAACGAGCGGCGTTGCGCTGGCGTGACAGCGTCACGGCCTTCACGGTAGTCGCCGATCAACGCAACGCTGAGCGTGTTGCCGTTTGACAGTTTCACGTCGGGCCGGGTGGCTCGGTTGGCTGCGTTGCGGAACTTGACGCCGCGACCTTCGAGGATGGTGCCGTCAGGGTGCAGCAAGTACGAATAGGGCAGCGACGAAAAGCGGGCAGTCCAGCGGCGGTCCCAGATCACGTTTTCGACACGCTGCGCGTCCTGGGCCGGGAACCTCGACGTGGCGGTGACGGTGTGGTGCACGACGACAGCGGCGGCCGGGCCGGGTTGGCGCACGCTGGTCGGCCACCAGCGGCCACGCTTCGACCATTCCTCGAACCGAACGAGCGGTGCGGGCGGCCGGCCGCCGAGGCGGGTCACCGTTCTGTTCTGGTCGGCGGTTCGAGCAGCAACGCAATCACGGTCGCTGAGAACGCCGTGACCGAGGCGACCTGCTCGGCTGACCAGTTCACGCCGAACGCTGTGATGAGCGCCACGGCAGCAACGATGACGGCCTGGAGCCGGCCAGGATGAGCTCGCAGCCGGTTCATCATGATGCGCCGCTGCCGCCGAACAGCTCGACGATGACGACGCCGTCAGCGCCGTCGCCACCGGCTTTAGCAGCGGCGTTTTGGTCGCATGCTGCACCAGCAGCGCCGCCACCGTAATTGTTGCCATTGGGGCCTTGTGCCGAGCCTGACGTGTATGTGATTTGTGACGGATTGGCGAGAATTGTGGAACCGCCACGGGCTGTCATCACACGGCCGACGCTAACAAGCCCCACGCCTTGGTCACCTTCCATGCCGACTAGCAGAATGTCGCCAGCACTGCCTGATCCCTGTGTGCCGCTGTCGCCGTTCGCATTTCCAGGTGAATCAGCGTTACTTCCGCCGCCGCCGCCGCCGCCAGTAGCAACGACAAGCGAACCAAACGATGACGTGCCACCGCTTGAGCCGTCGTTTGCGCCAGCAGCGCCGCCAGCGCCGCCGCTACCGACCGTGACTGTTTCGCTGGTGCCGAGTGCTGAGACAGTCAGCAGTGATTCGGCGTAGCCGCCGCCGCCGCCACCACCGCCACAAGAAATTTCGCCAGCGGCAGGCCCTTCACCGCCGCCACCGCCGCCGCCACCGCCGACGACACGCACACGCGCATACCGTGCCCACGGATACGACGCCTTCGTAAAAGTGCCGCTTGACGTGAACACGACGACCTCGCGCTGAAAACCACCGTTCAGGTTGGCTGCTGTCAGCGTTGTGCCTGCAACGAAAGTCATGCGATCATCCTAGTTTGTTCAGGTCGAGCACGCCGCGCTCCGTGTCATCAAGGATGAAGGCAAGGTACACGGATTGCGGGCGTAGCCGGAGCGTGACGGTCGTGTCTGCGGGTGTGGCGTCGATGGTGCGGCCGACGGTGACGACCTGGTCGGTGCGGGAGCTGCCGCCGGTCGGCGTGTAGGTGACGCTGGCCGTGTTCCACCAGCCGACGGTGACATCGAGCAGGCCACGCCACTTCGCGACGTCGCCGGTGCGGGATTGCACCATGCTGTCGCTGACCTGCAACGCCGCCGCTGTCATGTCAAACGTTTCTTTGTACGAGTACCGGTTGACCCATAGCTGCGCCGTGTAGAGCGCCTGGGCGTCGTCGGTTGACGTTGTTTGGTAGACGCGTGTGCGTGATCCGTAGCGTTCCTGCGAGTCTTCGTCGCTGTAGGTCTGTTCGGTGCCGGCGTTGAGCGCTGTGATGTTGGCAGCGTTTGTGATGAGGTCAGTGTGGAAGTCACGGACCAGCGACCGGAACGGCAGCTGCCCGGTCGGCATCGGGTCGTTCTCGGTGAACACGAACACGTCGCCGGTGGCGTACACGCCAGCCCGTGCCAGGCCGTCAACAGTGAACCCGACCCACGAGTCGTTGGCGACATAGGTGCCGTCATCGTCGAGGATCGTCGGGAACGCCACCGTTTGCTCGTTTGGCATCACGCTGTTGTTGATGACGTCGCCGAGGACCACCGTGCCAGCTGACGTTGGCAGGTCGTGAGCCACGCTTTCGGTCGAGGCGTTTAGCTCCTCCCAATACGTGCGCATGGTCGGGTAGCCGATTGTTGGCACTTTTGTGGCGTTGGTCAGCAGGTGTGGCGATGTCATGTCGTACAGCTGGTCAGCGGTCGACGTGTTCGTCATCGAATACTGAAACGCTTCCTGCCGGCCGACGACCTGGAACACGTCGAGGGCGGTGAGAGTCACGGCGCTGTTGCCGTTGCCGTCGTCGGTCATCGCAAAATCTGTGATGACGCCGTGAAACACGGACACGCTGACGCTGTCGACGGTCGCCTCAAGAAACAGGCCCGACGTGAGCCAGTCGACGTTGGCGTAGGTGCCTGACCCGCCGGGCGTGAGCTCGCCGTCGGAGTTGTCGAGGGTGACGGTGGCTCGGCCGGTGCCGAGCTGGCCGGGGTCGCATTGCTGATCGATCGCCAGGCCGAGGGTGCGGCCGGCGTGGTCGGTCAGGGACAGCGACGCGCCGCTGTACCGGCCGACGTTCACGGCCCACGTCGTGATCTGTGCCATCAGTACCGGGCCGACCCGACCGGGACCGGGATCGCTCCACGCCGGCGGACGTAGTCTTGAAGGGCTCGCACGACGTCGTCGCCGTTACCGGTCGGCACGTTCACGGTGATGTTGAACGTGTCGCCGCCGCCGCCCATACCGCCAAGGCGGTTGTTGTTCATGATCGTGCCTGAGCCGGTCGGCACGAACAGCTCAGGGCCGGACTCGCCGACGATGTACGGGCTGCCAGCGCTGACCGGGCCGCCAGCAGCGAGGCCGGACAAAAAGCCGCTTCCGCCTGACAAGATGGCGCTCCATACGCTGCCAAACGTGCTGCCGCCGGGGATCAGGTTGCGCAATGCAATGAAGATGGCGCGTCCGTTCTCTCGGATGCCTTCCGCAATCGCACCGACGAGGCGTTTGCCGAGCTGTGTTGCCTCGTGGCCGAGCACGACCGACATCGTGATCAACAGGTCACGCAGTTCTTTCAAGACGGTCGGCGCGATGTCGATGACCCAGTCGGTGAGAGCGTCAGACCATGATTTGGCTGCTTTGGCGAGGTTCGGTGCGCCGTCGGTCACCATCCATGTTCCAACCTCGATGACCAGTCTGCCGATCTCTTCAAGCAGCGGCGGGATCAGCGGCCCGACCCACTCAAGAAACGCACGACCCCACTCGCCGAGCTTCGTGACGATCATGTCGAGGCCGTCGGTTACAAACCAGTTCGCAAACTGGGCGATCAGCTCGCCGAGCTTGGTGAGGAACGGCGGGATGAGCGGCCCGATCCAGTTGACGAACGCTTCGCCCCATTCACGCAGTTTGGCGACGATGACAGGCAGGGCGTCGTCAATGAACCAGTTGCCGAACCTGAGCAGCAAGTCGCCGAGGGCAGCGAAGAACGGCGGCCCGACCTGCCTGATCCAATCCACGAACCCTTGTGCCCACACGCCGAGCTGCATGCGGATCATCGGCCACGCTTCTTTCAGCCGTTGTGACACGGTTTTGATCACACCGCCCAAGCCTTGCTCGTCGAACACTTCGATGAGCTCGACGACCAGGTCAGCAGCTCGTTCGAACAGGGGGAGCAGTTTGCGGGCGAGGCGTTCTTGAAGCTCGCCGAACGCTGCACGCAGCCGGTTTTGTGCTGCGGTGAGTTTGTTGCCGCCGGCAGCGTAGGCCTCCTGCGCATCGGTCGACTTCTCAAGGATCAGCGCCTGCGTCGCCAGTGCCTTGTCCTGAGCGGTGATGGCGTCACGGCCTTCTTGCTGTGCGATCGTCAGGGCACGCTGGTCGACCTCGGCCTGGTTGATCGAGATACCGAGCGACTTGAGCGAGTCACGTTCGCCGAGCAGCGCTTTCGACAGAATCTCGGCAGTTTCTTCGACTGAACGTTGCCCGCCGGACCATTCCGACAGTGCACCGGCAAGGCCGATGATCTCGGTTGACATGTTGGCGGCTTCGTCAGCCGTGAACC